AACTTTGCATCTTTGTCTTTTGATAGGTAAACCCGTAACTTTTCTACGTTCTTTTTGTGGTAACTCATAAGTTTCAATAACAGTCACAATCCCGATTGAAGTTTGCTTGGTAACGCTTAGCGTAATCGCCACAACAACCGTAATTATCTAACACCAAACCCGCAGTGTAATTGCGTCGGTTCGGTAATATAGTATCGATTTGTCCACTTGGGGATTGATACGCAGGGAAGTCTGTAATATTTGTTAAGATATAACGTGTAATCCTTTCAGCGTACCACTCCGCTTTTGATTTGTAGTAATCAATCAATCTTTGAAGTTCACTCATGGAGGCCTGTGTACTGTTTTGGTCCGTACCACGTTCCACGTTCTTATTGCGTAACTGAAAACCGAAGGCCATCGGAAACTCCATTTGTACAAACATTTGTAAACATGGCTGAATGTAGTCAATAAGCAAGTCCTCATTCTCTTGACTTAAATCGTTGGCAATAATTTGATTAGCAATTTCACGGTAAAGGTCGCTACCTAATATTGGTTGAATGTGCATCTCTTGGCACATAATCAACGTAGGGCGCAACTTTACCATGCTTACGTTCTCGTTAATCAATGAAGCATCCTTCAACTGCTTCTCGGTTATGAATAAAGCTTTTTGGCTCATGCTTTCGGTTTTACTAATGTTTGCATCCAAGTGTGACGGCAAGTAGGGTAGTGCTGGTTCGTGCCGGGCTTTGTGTACCAACCGCCTTTACGCTCCCAAACCGAGTACCCCATAATGTCGGAAATTTGGTTAATGTCTTGACGGGTGTAATACCTTCCAAGTTCAATCATTTTAGAGCAAAATTCACGGCTACCAGCGATCAACTTTTGAGGGCCAAATTCGGGAAGTACGTCGTATTTGTACATCACTTGCACCAACGGTTCACCTTCGGGGTTGCGTGGCTTAATAAAGTCCTTTGCAGACTCACCAAGCTCTTTTAATGCTCCACGTATATTGATAGCCTTCGCTTCAATAAGTGCGCTTATACGGTCTGAAATTAACTCGATTGACTTACCTAACTTTTCGGCTAATTTATCCGAGGTAATGGCGGGATCTTTCTCGATCATTTTCAAAATATCCGCATCAAGTTCAGCATACTCGCTCGCAAATTCTTGCTCTAACAACTCGAACCCGTAGCGCATCGGCCTACGTGTAATTTCCTCAAATTCTGAAGCATCACGGCCAAACTTTTGAAACAACGCTAACTCTTCTTTCTCTTTACGGAAATCGTGGTGCGCAAATGATTGCGGTTGTTCGGTAACGGTTACTTCGGCCAAAGGTGGTAAACCCGCCTTTTCTCGCAGTTCGTCTTTGGTCATGATTTGAAGCAATGACTGCTCACTTAATCTTTCAGTAATTGGTTCAGTTGGTTCGATTTCCAACACACCCAAACCATTGAAAGAAAAAATGTAGTTGAATACCTTTTCCAACTTTTGAACACGGTCGTTAATGTACACCGCCTTGAATAGTTCGTAAGCTTCAACCAATTCAGAACGTCCACCAAGTTGCCCTGAAACACGTACACCGAAAAGCATCGGGGAGGTTACGCGGTGAGCAACAAAGATTTCTTGTTGGATTGTTTCATTCAAGATATTAAACTGCTTATCGAGGTCGTTAGCGTTTAATGGTTCAATCTTTAAACCCGTATCAGCACTATCGTTGAAGTTTACCACGATACGCTCACCATCGTCGCCTTTTAATTGCTTCTGTAATTGACGTTTAATTTCTCTTTGCTCTTCATCCGAAGGTACACCGTTGTTGAAGTTGAAAAGGAAACCACCAAGGAAACCATTACGCAAGTTGTTAACGTGGTAATTGGCAATTCTTGCATCGGTTTCGATATAAGCAAGCGCACCAAGGTATTCTGGAATGGGGTAATAACGCACGCTCGGAGCGTATGAACAATAGTAAAATAGTTGCTTACCCAAACGCTTTTCAGGGTCGAATGGCATATACTCGGTAAGTCCTTCGGGTTCACCAAACTCCTTCCACTCATCTGCGTAGTAAAACTTACTACCATCCACGTTGCGACGTAGGTTACCGAAGTTTTTATGTGCAATTTGGCTAACCTTACCATTCATATTCCACACGATTTCCAAGGCAAATCCATTGAAAATTTCAAAGTCAAGTGCGGTCTTGTAAAGAATATCGTTCAAGTCATCGTAAGGGTTCGGGTTCTCCATCAATCGATTTAACTCCCCGATCATTTCGCTAGGTACTTTATCCGCTTCATACGTCCATCCCTTACCCGTAATGTAGTTTACCTTACCGTTCACAATAGCGTTATGCTTTGCGCTACGTTGATACATTTCCAACAAATAATCGGGGTAACGGTTATGCTCACCGTACATTACATAATCCTTTCCGTTCACTACCTTGTACTCGGGTAGCTTGGTTTCAAAGTCCTGCCTTACAATAGGCGAACTTTTCGGGATTCCGTACACATTTTTTACTCTTCTTGAACTCATAAGTTAGGCTCGATATATGTGGTATCGTTTTCAAATACGACGTCGGTGCTTTCATTCGCCAAAACTTCGTACAATCCAACTTCCAACACGTTTAAAATTTCTTCGCTTTCAGGGTTGACCGCTCCTTCATTACCCTCGTACAATGTATATAAACACTGACCAACGGGTAGATTACCAACATTGCAATCCCAAGCATCAAAACGGCCAGTAAATGGACTAAGGTTTTGAGATTTTGGAAAGTCGAAAAAATAATCTTCATTGGTTGCAACGTGGTGAATGTTTAAATATACCCAATCACCGCTTACCATGTTCTCGGTAGCGGTAAAGTATAGGCGGTTAACTGCGTTCGTTGTGATCAACTGCATATTTATATAATGGGAAAAAACGAAAATGTAACGAATAAAAAAAGGGAGCGTAAACGCCCCCCTTCAAAATATGGAAAGTGTGTAGGTTTAGGTATGTACTACAATCGTTCCTGAGAATTCAACAACGGGCGATTTTTCCATGGAAGTAAACGTCAAAGTCATGCCGTTTAAATCACCCATCGCAGTTCCTGTTGCAGACGTTCCAGTGGTCAAATAAACTCCGTTCTCCAATCCCATAATCCATTTTTCACCGTTACGGTCAACGGCTATAACGGCTAACTTAGCTTGGGCTAATAACTTCAACTGATTTCGAAGTGATGCGGTTAGCTTAGGCAATACGATTGAAAGTTCTGTTTGATAAAATGTAGTACCATTTTCAACGCTCGATGTTACCGTTTCGGTAAATTGAGCCGTATTCATTGGTAATTCGTATTTGTAAAACGAACCCGTTACTGTTGAAATTACCCCTGACGATTCAGCACCATAGGTAATATCCCCGAAGTTTTCCAAGTAAACTTCTTTTAATCCACCAACGCTGTCTTTACAAGCGAGTGAATATCCTGCGGTTAGTGCGCAACTCATATCTTTATTTCTTTATTTTTGTTTAAAAAAAAGGGTGGGCGATTTCACCCACCCCTTGGTTAATAGTTCAATCGTTCGATTAAGCAGTCATCATGAAACGACGGGTCTGATCAGGGAAAGCGATTTGAACGCCAGCCTTGAACTCGCACACGAAACGAACTTGGTCATTTTCCTTAGCATAGAAAATTTCGAAACGCTCTTCTTCATTCAACAAGTCAGTACCGAAAACGAAGTGAGAAGTACGACCTGCGTACAAATCATATTGACCGTTCAACCCGTTTACTCCGTACAACTTGATGTTTGAACCTGGCAACGTCAATTCGTAATTCTCAACTCCATTCAAGTAAGAAATATTGAAGAAGTTTTCAGCTACCAAACCTTGCTTAATTGCAGTGAATACGTCGATACCACAGAAAATAGCAACGTCATCGTATCCTTTGATGTCAGCAGGAAGGTGAGTTTCAAACGTGTTCAACAACTTGATAGCGTTTGCCTGGTTTGATACCAATGTAGCGAAAGTAAGGTCTGTAGCCCAACCGTAAGCAGAATCGTTTAAATCGATACAAGCAGTTAATGGAGCGGCAGTTGCTGCATCAGCAAAAATCTTTTGCAATCCAGTGATTGAACCTCCTGAACCTGTACCTTGCCAAATAGCAGTTTCCAAGGTCTTCTGAATAGAAGCAACCTTTTGTTCAGCGTAAACTTGCTCGAATGGAATAGTTGTTGGCATTGAACCCGCAGTCAATTGGGTTTGCATCCAGTACGCTTCCAAAGCCTTTGGGCACATTGCTTCGTGAACCTTGGTGTGAACCGCAGTCAAGTTACGTTGTGTGAAATCGGTAGTGTTTCCATCACCATTGAACCCGCAACTATTGCCATAAGCAAAAGTAGTTGTGGTGTCCAACAAGTTCAAAGCAGAAACATACTTCACACCAACTTGCTTGTTGATCAAAGAAATGGTGCGTGCGTTAAATAACGACTTGGTGATTAATGGTAGGGTTTGCTCGTTAGTATAGGCAGTTAACCCAGCTAAATTGTAACTCATTTTTGTTTATTTTAATGCGTTTAAAAGTTTTGAAAATTTATCGTTTTGCTTTTCCTTTGGATTCAAGTAAGTGAAAGCAACGGGTTTTGAAACCTCGGCAGTCGGACGGCTTGCAACCTCTTCAACAACGGCACTCATGGCTTCGGTAGCTTTACCCATTCCATCCATTCGAGTCATCATATCAGCGATCATACCTTCCAACTTGGTGATACGCTCACTCATTGATTCCATCGCTTTAGCGTGTTCGGGCATCATTTCAGCTTCGGCCATTTCCTCTTTCTTTTCGCCTGCTTCGATTTCTACTTCGATCTTTGGCTCGTCTTCGATAGGCATGATTTCAACGATCTTACCCGCTTCGGTTTTGATTTTAGCAACACCTACCAATTCATGCTCACCATCGGGAGCGGGAACGGCATTACCATCTCCGTCGATTACCATTACCTCCGCACCTACAACGATTTCACCGTTGATCGATACTTGACCACCACTTGCAAGGTCGTACATGGCGAACTCTTGGGCGGTTGTGGTAACTTCACTCGACATCAGATAGCTTTTAATTTTTAGCAATTCAGCTTTAATATCCATGTGATAAAAGTTTTATACTTATGAAATGGGAACGTAAAAAAAAGTGACAAAAAAATTATAGCATTGAAAGGATTTCGTCAATCAAAATGACTTCCAAAGGCAGTTGCTTTGAGGCTTGGAAGGGAGCGTGAATGAAATCACCTTCAACGCTAAACCCTTTAAACGTTCCGTTTTTAACCTGATTCCATACGTCTTCATTGTTCACTTTGTACGTACCAAACCAAGTGCCTTCGGGGCAATCCTCAAATCCTTTGGGGGTAACGATACCACGATCAGCGTCGGTAATAAACGATTCAATCATGAACACATCCTTGATCGGTGTTTTGTGTTCAGTATTGACGTTTGAAATGTATTGGTTTTGCATGAACTTCTCCGCTATCTTTTTAATCGTTTCAGCGGTGTAGGTTACGTAGTACTCACCAAACTTTTCGTCACGTCTGAATATCATTGAATCGGGTATCATTAACGGCCCTGTAACCAACCGTTTCTCTTCGTTCGATGTGAACTTCATACGGTTGTTAAATGCGTGGAAATTACGCTCGATTGCGGGAGCGTTAACGAGTGCGACAAAGTCAACTCCCGTACCTTCGTCATCGTTTACCACTAGCGAGTAAACGGGTAAATCATTGTAAGTATTCATATTATTTTCCTAATGTTGCGGTTCTTTGTAATCTTTGTGAGCGTTTTTGTTTGTCTGAAATATCGGTTTCAAGTACGTAGGTTCTCATGGAACCTTGTTGTAGGTTACCCTGTGCGTCTAATTGTAATTGGGTGCTTCCGATCGTCGGTGTAGTTGTAGCCATTGCAGAAGGTGCGGTTGAAAGGTTAGGCATTGAACCAACAGGACCGCCACCGCCACCACCTGGCACTTGAACTTTGTTGATTGAGCGAACGGTGTTAAATCCATTGATACCGATTGTTGCAGCACTGGCAATTTTTACAGCCGTTCCAAACGGTTCTGGGTACGGGTTCTTTGCTCTTAATACTTCGGAAATACCAAGGTACGTGTTAATCAAAGCTTGTGCGGTTGCAAGTGCTTTGCCCGCTTTTGTTTCCTTACCTAACGCATCCGATAAACTACCAAACAAATCAGCAACGGCCTTGGTCAACGCCATCTTTCCTTGAAGTTGTGCGCTGTCTAATTGTTTCGTCGCTTCATTATATTGCTTTTGAGTAATCAATCCAGTTTTATACGCATTGTCTAAAATGGTTTTGATTTGATTATAGCTTTGAGAATAGTCTTGACGTTGGATTTCAAGTTGAGCACGTTGTTGTTCTAATTGCTTATCGCTAATTTCCTTTTTCTTCAATGCGATTTGATCTTCTAAGGCAATGGTTGATTGCCCGTAATCCTTTTGAATTTGAAGTAGGTTTTGTAATTTTTGCAACTCCAATTCCTCGGTGCTTTGCCCGTTAACTTTTGCGACGTTTATTAAATGGTCGTAATAATCATCGCTCGATTTTTTGCTATCCTCAAATTCTTTATTTGTGCGATCTTGAAAATCCTTTGCGTTTTGCTCTTGTTGCTTTTTTATTTCAGCGTCTTTTTTAGCCTTTTCTTCACGTTCTTTTTTGGCATCTGCTTCGGCTTTTTCCTTAGCTTTTTTATTGGCATCTGAAACGGCTTTTTGGTAATTAGCGTCAAGGATTAAACGCTTGTTATTTGCATCCGCAATTTCACTCACCAATTCTTTTAAACGTTTCTTTTCGTCCTCCGTTGCAGTTCCCGCTTTCTCTTTTGTTTTAAGTGCGCTTTGTTCAGCTTGTAAGTTCTTAATGCGTAAATCAGCAAGTTGCTTTTCGAGTAGATAGATTTCCTTTGTGCTTTTCCCTTGCGCTTTTGCTAATTCAATTTGCCTTTCGATTGCCTTTTCGCTTTCCTTCATCGCATCCTTCGTTTTATTGAAGGCATCCACCACTTGCTCGGCGTTATCTTTTGTCTTTGCCGTTGCGCTATCATCAATCAATCCAAAGGAAATTACGCTTAAAAAGTCACGTACTTTGGCAATGATTCCATCGAATGGTTTTAAAAGGTTCATTACAACCTTTTTCACATCCTCAAAGTTTGCAATAAGCAAACCTAACCCAACAACTAACGCACCGATGCCCGTGGACGCTAACGCTAAACGAAAGATTTTCATTGCCCCCGAAGACGCCCCAACAACTGCGGTGTATGCCGTTTGAGCAGTGGTTGCAATCGCTAACCTCAACGCACTTTCTTTTTGCAATACGTTTGTGATAGCCGTTACCCCTTGAAGCAAAGCCATTGCGCCCTGCGTTTTCTTAATCGCTTCCTCAACTTGTTTGTTTTCCGTACCAAACAAAGCGAGCGCACCCTGAGCAGCTGCGAAACCGCCTGCAATAGCCTGCGCACCTTGGGCGAACGCATCCAAGCGGAACGTATCAGAAGACAAAGCCTTGATCGCTGCCTTGGTATCACCTACTTGGTCTTTAACCTCCCCTGCTCTTTGTTGCAGTTTCCTAAACGCTTCCGTTCCTGATTGGCCTGCTTCGGCCATCTTGTTCAACTCGTTTTCAATCGAGCGCAATTCTTGCTTTAAGTTCTTGAATTGCCCCGTGGCTTGGTCGGTTTCACTCTTAACTCGTAATACTATGTCCTTTTCTACGTCTGCCATTATTCTGTAATTAATTGGGGTTTAGGTTCGTCTGAAATGAAAGCACC